AGAGATAGCCCTTCAGCATATCGATGGCCTGCTGCAAGGGGTCAGTGCTGGGAACGCCTATGTTGGCGATGTTAGGTGTCTCTGCGACTATCTGAGTAGCCATACCGAACGGGTCGTACTCGATTGGGGAGGCCTTAACCGGTTCTAGGCCAACCTTAGTTGCAGGCCCCCCAGGCCCAAACCCAGGTATATACTCCACACCACGAGGGATGGTGTACGGCTGGATACCTTGGAACTGTTGCCCACCCTCTTGGAAGGCATCCATGCGACGGTTAAACTCAGCCACGGCCTGCTCAGTAGTCAGCCTCCTGGCATCGATGTCGGACTGTATCTGGCCGATCACGCCATCTAGGTACGTAGCAAGATTCTGGGACTGGACTCGGGAACGGTCGATGGCCAATTCAGCGGCAGAAGGACCTGTAGCATCTCTCCCACCATCGCCCTCTATCAGATTACGATAGTCCTTGAGGTCGGCGTTGTATGCATAGGTATCAAAGAACGCACCTGGGTCGTCTTGGCCAGCAGGCACAGTATTACCATATGCATCCACCACAGACCAGTAGTTCTCCGGATCAGGGACTACTGGCTGCCCTGGAGAGTATCGAGGCCTAGTAGGCTCCTCAGCCGGTACCTCATTCCCACCTCCGCTCGTCCGGGCATAGTATGCGGCTCTTGTAGCCTGACTGGGCCTTCTTGGTCCTGGCATAGCTATCTCCTATACGCCAACTTCGCCATCCGAGTAATGTACAACTGGATATCAGCCCTCGCCCGCTCCTGAGCATCTGGACGGCCTCGGTATCGTTCAGCGAGCCTCGTGGCCATGACCTGCCAGTCCTCAGAAGTCATACTTGTGAACCTATCAACCTGCTCTTGGGGACTAAGAGGTACAGTGCCATACGGATACCCCTGCTCCATAACGGCAACTATCTCATCCCTGGTCTTGAGATACCAGTTCACAAGCTGCTCCGTCATTTCATCCAGCTTCGGTCCTGTGATTATAGCCATTAGACCTGTCCTGGAGGAGTTTGGCCTGCCATCTCAGGGGGCTGGCGAGGTTGCCCGGCCCTGGTCCCCCCTCCCATTGAATGCAGCAGGTCCTGGATAGTCTGATCTGTGGCCCCGTTACCGCCTCCAACCCCACCGCGTCGGGCGTCCCCTCTAGGCATACCACCCCCAGACACGCCTCCACCTATCGGCTGCCCATCAGGCCCCACCAACCCCTGGCCACCACCTATTCTACCCATAACGATGCCAAGAACATCCTGATACAGCATAGGCTTTAGCTGCTCCTGAATATCCTCCAGCATCGTGCCCCACATCTCGTCCTCAGGCTGCTCCATTCTCAGCCCCTTTTCAAGCATAGTACGGCGAGTGATATGGCGACGAGCATGCATGCGGTCGTAGAACTGACCTTCGGCTATGATGTTCTGAGGCAGCAGTGGGTCAATATCGACCGTAATCATCACAGGCCAGTCCTTCACATCGGACGGCTTGAGTGGTAGGTCCTCAACCCAGATTTCCTGCTTGACTCGACGGACTAGCTGCCGCTCAAGCCAGTTGATTAGGTCAGCCAAGCAGCCCGCGTTGGAGTCAAGGAGATACTGGAACTGACTCTTAGCCATCGCATATAGGGAGTTATCCCTATAGCCCGAACCCGCAGCACCTGGAGGCACACCTTTGAAGATAGGCGCCACTCCATGCTGGCCCATAAGTCGTAGGAGCAACTCAACAAACGGCATGGCCTGATAGACGTTCTCAGCCCCCTGAAACGGGTCTTGTACCTTAGCGCCCGGAGGAAGTGCAGTAGCCTTCTCGGAGGTAAACTTATACTGCTTGGCTTGAGGTTGGTTATCCTCACCAATCTCCATCTCAGGCGTTGTGCCTTCCGGCACTTCCAAGGTGAGCCGCTTCCTGACCAGCAATTCCGCTGCCTCAGCCATCCGAGTAATAGTGCGGTTAATGGTAGGCTCGTTGTGCCTGAAAGCCTCAGCCACACTCAGGCCGAACTTATCCGGGTCCTTACTGCTTGTAGTTCGCCCCACAGCTAAGAAGTACCGAACACCTGGGTCACCCTCCTCCGAGTATATCAGCCTACCATTGACATAGCACTGATATTCGGTATCGGAGAGATACTCAGTCACCAGGGCCATAGTATCCGAACTAACACCTGACGGAAATGGGCGAATCTCCTGGTCAGGCTGACCAGCCGTAGCCGCAATGGCTCCTTGTGTCTGCTCAGAGACTTGCTCACCCTCCGACAGATTAAGCACGGCTTCCTTTGCACTCAACTGGGCGTCGTCGCCTATGCCATAGGTACCATATACCTCGCGCTTAGGCTTCCAGGAGTGCTCAATAGATTCTCTGGGACGGCCCCCAGGACCAGGACGGAAGTAGAATGTTAACGGATGAACTGTGATGACCTGGAACGGTGGCCCCCACTGGCGCTTGAGTGCCCGCTGGCGGTCATTATACTCGGCATCCGTTTCGTCCTTGTTGCGTTTGCGAGGAGTCTTTGGCCAGGGAGAATACACTGCTTTGAGAATACCTAACCCCACCGTCTGGCCATCGGCTAGTTCGTTCAGTACGGGCACAGGGCGGTTGACCCAGCGGAGAAAAGTCGTCCAGAACCTCTCCCGCTTGCTACTGTTCTCGTCAGCGGTGTCGCCACGCCTAAGTGCCTTCGCTACCACATGGGCCTCATTGGCAGTGAGCGACGCCTTGACGTTTTCAATCAATTCAGCGGTAGCGCCAATACGGACCTCCAACCCCGAAGACTTTTCGCCAGGAGCCAGGGTCATCACATCCTCATAGTGACGGAGCGCTTCTACCTCATTGATACGCTTGTGCAGGCCCTCAAGTTCACGCTTGAGTTCCATCAGGAGCCTGCTCACATACTGTGGAGTAACAGCCATCAGAAACCCCTCAACGAGACTTCAATAGTAGCCGGTCTGGCTAGGGTATCTGCCAGGACACTAGCCATAGCCAGAGCGTCCATCCTATCATCGTGTTTGTGAGTACCGAGCGGGGAGAAGGACAGCAATTCCTCCTCAAGAGACACACCGTCTACGAGTGGTAGGTGCCTCGGCAGTAGCAGTCTACCACTTGCCAACTCAGCATCTAGATACAATGCCCGCCCAGTCTTATCCCTGTCAATACCCAGCACCTTCGCAGCCACCGTCCGCCTGCTCCGGTAGGGTATCTCCCTGAAGGGCAATTGGTACTTCCTCCGCCAAGTCTGGAGAAGACTGACCTGGAACCCAGCGGTCTCTAGGCCTACCGCCCGCAGCCCCGCTGTGCGAGAGGCCCGTGTAACAAACTGGCGCTCCAGGTCAGGCGTCTCCACTCGACCAGCCCACATATCTACTAGGTACTTAATCCTAGTATGGAGGTCCACACCTACCGTCGCTATGGCAGAGTAGTCTGCGGAATCTCTGGTCGAGGTTGCCGGGTCGAGTGCCATCACGAACTGCATCGGGTGGCTAGGTAGAAGGCTCTCATCCCAATACTGCATATGCTCCCGAAGGATGACATTGCCTCTAAGCGCCGTCGGGTTGAGCATATAGGTAAGGGAGAACAGCGCCTCACCCTTATCTCGCCTTTTCTCCTCAATTACCGACTGGGGGAATCTAGTTGGACTCAACGTCGGTCCCCAGGGGTAATCGCCTACAATTGGCATCTTGTAGATGGTAAAGCCCATTGCCTCAAAGGTCGGGATGAGGTCATTCTGGCCCCAAGGAGTGAGGATAGCAATAATCCTACCACCCTCCACAAGTCTGTCAATCACTACTCCTCTGACCTTATTCCTCTGCAACTCCATTGTAGTAGGACTGCGGACATCCTCCTGGTCGGTCGGGTCGTCAATGATAATAATGTCGAAGTGCAATCCCTGGTACGGTCCGTTCAACCCAGTACCCATAAGTGTTGGGTCAGGGTCCTCCGTCATCCGCATTACATAGAGGACTTCCTTAGTCCACTGAGCCTCAGAGTCTTCCTGTACGTGGAATGCTGTACGGTAGACTGGGTTATACTTTAGTGTTTGGGCAATGGACATTACCTGCTTGGTACTCTGAGCCCCCGCATTCATCAGCCAGAGAATCCGTACATTAGGATTCCTGCCTATCTCCCGCTCCACGAAGTCCCTAACGGTGGTGCTTTTATACGTGTCAGGTGGACAGATGATGGCCATCCTATTGCCTGTCTCAAGGGCCTCCGCCCAGGCATCCTGGTAGGGCTCATACACTCGGCGGTGAACTGCCTTGGCATAGGTCCGCTGGTCACCATCCCGAGCCGCTATCGCTCTGGCGGTGAGTTCGTCAACCTCAGCTACTACCATAACTACGAGTATTACCTTTTCCCGAATATCCGCTCGAACTGCCCAGGCCCCCAGGGCATGGCGACTCTCATCCCCTTGTTCACGTTCTGTATCGCCTCGTTGATCTCGTTGTCGTCCGCCGTCCCGTCGCAGCGGGAATAGTAGCGTTCTTTCCGCTGCTCGCGCCGGAGCTTGGCACCATCCTCCTGGCCTGAGATGACCCTGATGATGCGTGGCACTATGACTTCACCCACTGGCCCATCGTCGCGCTGTAGGTAAACCTTTGGCTGCTGTAGGCGGCCATCGTCAGGCCCCCGAACACATTGCCGGAGTCAAGTGCTATCGTGAAGTTGCTGTTGTTCACCAGAACGAACGCAGCCCCATCCCACGCGGAGTCCTGAAGAATCACACCCGTCACGTTGCTCTCTGCAGCGACGAGTTTCCCACTAATGGGCATGTTCTCCGCATCCAGCGTGGTGATGGTGCTGCCTGTCGTAACGGGGGTTCCTTGCAGGTTAACGAACTGCTGCATCCCGACATCGACGATATTCCCCCCTGCGTCGTTGGCAAAGATGATGGCACCATCCGTCAGCGAGCCGTCTGTGTGAATCTTGAGACGGCATCCGTTCACGGCATCGGTGGCAACAATGCCCACGGTGATGCCGCTCTGGACAGCATCAGGGAGCCCGCCCCAGTAACAGGTGACATCGAGGTCTGAGTCGCTGCCGCTGCCTTTAATCAGGATAGCGCCGTTCAGCGCACACTCAACGACCACGTTCCTGAATATCTGAAGGCCCGCATCAATTATCACTTCATACGGAGTCCCCGCGAACACCTGGAGGCCGTAGACATGCAGGCCAAACCATTGACCGCCCCCCCCGTTGCCTGCGATATTCAGATCACAGGCACCCTCATTACGGTAGATGTTCGCGTTGCTGAAGATGGAGTCGTGCGGTCCTCGGTACTCTAGTCCAATACCGTCGCAATCATGGATGTGGAAGTGGGAGAACTGGCCGTTGGCGTTTATCGCTGGGAGGGTGGGGTCGCCCGTCCCCCACTCCGTCCAGAGACCACCAGCCTTGCAGTTAAGAATCTCGAAGTCGTGGTGAAGGAAGGCCCCACCGAACTGGCGGAGGCCCCAACCGCCGCTGGGGCAGTTGGCCTTGTTGCCGTCGATGGTCAGGCGGCCTATCCCGTAGCGCATGGGACCGCCCTGGGTGCTACCGCCTGTGAGAGTGGCGAAGTCCTCCGTTCGCACAACGTCGGCGGCGCTTCCGGCTGCGAGTTGGAGAGTTGAGGCTCCGATGCCCTGTCCTTCGAGCCACCCGCCACTGATGGGTTGAATAGCCTCTGAAATCGTGAACGTCCCCTCGGTCAGCTCCACCTTGCCCGCGGCGGCGGCGATGGCGGTCTGTATAGCAAGGTCATCACTAGAGTAATGGTCAGCTAAAAGGTCGGCAACTAACTTTACGTCAAGACCGGCATTCCTGGCAGCTACTAGACGTGGTATAGTCGTGATGTCACGCCCATCCACAATGCGCCCAGGTATTGGCGGTTGGCGTACGCCAGGAGCCGTAAGTTTGGAAAGGTCAAATACCATGACTTATGCCCTAACCGTCGCCCCCATGCCTTCTCATCTGCCCCGCACCGAGCATGGGATTGACGGCTCACCAATTGGGGGTGCGGCGAGGGTTAGGACGGAAATCACTGGATTACCTCACCAGTCAAGGCCTGGCTCTCACCTGACTCCAACTCAGGTACCGC